TTTTCTTTTACCAATTTGACCATGATATAGAATTTTATTTTTAATCATTAAATCATAAAGTGGTCTATATTGAAGATCATTCCAACCCCATAAATGACCACCTCCATAAGCATGAATATCTATTTTTAATTTAGGTTTTAATCTTTTAGCAAATTCTATTAATGCTTTCATACCTCCCTTAATGGGATGTCCTGCATAAGTAATACTTTTATGCCATTTTTTAATCTTTCTTTTAAAGAAGTATTTATTTACTCCAGGTTCAATTACTACAGTCTTTTTCACTAATTTATGAGGCAATTCAGAAGCATATCTATCTCTATGCCATTCACTCAAAACAATTAAATTATCAACATTTTCATGTTTGATTACATCATTAATAGCTATTCTAGTTGACCAATTAAATACTTTTTTAGCATTATGAATTTTAGGTAAACTTTCAAAACCGATTAAAATATCTTCCTTTAATGGTTCATAATCATGATACTTATAATATTTAACACCATCGTAAACATCAGGGAAGTTACATTTAATATAAACAGTTACATTATGTCCTCTTTTAACTAATTCTCTTGCTACTTCAATTATTATTGTTTGAGTTCCACTAACCCCTACGTTTTTCATTGTATTAGGGTTATAAGCTAATTTCTCGTTATTATCGTAAATTGAAATTTTCATTGATGGTTCCCTTTATAGAAGATAGAAAATTCATCAATATCAAAAGATTTATATTTATATTTATCAGCTAAATTTACTAATTCTTCTTTTGTCCAGTAAACAGTATCTAATGCAGGAACTTTATAATTAACAATTGTATGATGTTTATCAGCAAGAGGTAATCTAAAAACAAAAATACCAACTTTTTCTTTTAAAAGTCTTTTTGCATCTTCAATTATTCTTTCAGTCATTTGTTCTGGTAAATGTTCTAACATTGTTACTGCAATAACTATGTCAAAAGCAAAATCACTAAGAATTGAAAAATCACGAATTATTGGAGATAGTTGATATTGAAATGGTTCTCTAGATAATCTTTTATGAGTAATATCAAGCATTACTTGAGAATAATCTACTGCATGAACATAAGCTCCTAGATTTAAAAAACTATCTATAAAATACCCTCCAAAACAACCTAATTGAACAATACGTTTACCTTTTAAATCAATATTTAATTCATTTAACCTTTTAAATAATTTTTCTTTAATATCTTTAACAGTTGATAAATCATTAGTAATATTAATCTTATTAGCCCAATCTTCTCTTTGATCTTTAACTTGATAAAAGTCTTTTAACATAATTTAAATTCTTTAATATCTAATTCTTCTTTAGAAGCATATATTGAATTATGCCCTTCTCTACTTTGTTTTAATTTTGCAGGAGTACTATGTATCCCATAATCTCCTATGCCCGTTGCTCTATTAACAACTAATCTTATTCTTCTCATCCCTGACCTTGCTATAGCCCAATCTTTACCTTGATCTTGTGAAGTAGTTAACATTTTTATGTTACTATCTTTAAATAGTTTTTTAATTTTAATCTCATCTCTTTTGCGATAAGATTCTTCTTTTACAATATTGTAATATGGCATATAGAATTTTTCAATTTTTCTCCATTTTTTAGCCCAACAAGCCTCTATCCAAAAATGACCTCTTTTGAAAATTAATTTATCGAGATTTTCTTTTACTTTATCTTCTTTGCAAAGTAATTTAAATCCTGAAGATATACAAGCTACTCTTTTATCTTTTTCAAACTGTTTAAGTAATTTCTTCATTACCTCAATAAAATTAGGACTAACAACTACATCATTTTCTAAAAAGATAAAGTATTTATATTTTTTACGAAGAAATTGCATAGCTTCAAATTGATTAATAGCAACAGATACATTTTTATCTCTAATGTTGTAATTTTTATTTGACAACTTTGAATCATGAAAAACTTTTATACTTTCACTAATTTTTTTAGGGTCAGTAACTTGATTGCCAGTGAATTTACATATATATCCATCTTGAAATAAATGAAAATGACAATCTTTTAAATCGTTCTTCTCTAAACTTTCTATTAATTGTTTTAAATATTCTGGTCTATTCCAAGAGATAATACCTATTCCTAATTTTTTTATCATAATTTTATTCTTCCAACAATATATGGTTTATTTAAATTTTTAGATAAACCCCATTGGTCTTGTCCCCAAAGTTCTCCACGTTTAGCGGTTTTAAAACTTCTCATTAGTTCAATTATTTTATCTTTATTAAAAACACTTTTATGAAATTTACTATTATCTTTTAAATCTTTTTTATTAGGCACACTAAAACAGAATACACCTTTAAGACTTAAATGTTTTTCAATAAGAACTATTAATTTTTCAGGATTTTGTAAATGTTCAAGTGTTTCAAAACAAGTAATCACATCAAATTTTTGAGCAACTATATTACCTAAAGATACTACTGTTTCTAAATTTCTAACTTCTGTATAAGATAAGCATTTCATTTTAAATTCATGTTTTATTTTTTCAATAGTTAATTTGTCAGAATCATAACCAGAAACAGATTTAGCCCAATAAGACATTAAATACATTCCATAACCAGTTCCACAAGCTATATCAAGAACATGTTTATCTTTTACATTTTGCAAAGCTAATGTATATCTAATTAAGTGTTCCCTAATCGTTGTTAAAGGATGTTCTAATTTTTTATCTAATGATATTCTTTCTAATCCTTCACTCATAATGGTTTGAACGCTTTTAATGATAAAGCATGATCTTTTGATTGTTTTAATAAAGTTACTCTTACAAAATTAACTTTTGACAATAATACATCTAGTGTTTGAAAAGTCCAATTATAATGATAGTAGTCTAATTCATGGACTTGATGACCATAAATTTCTTTTAACAATTCTTCATCTTGTGTAGAAATAAACATTCTCATTATTTCATCTAAGTCAGGAACATGAATTTCTAATTTACCTCCTGGTTTTAAAACTCTAAACCATTCTCTTAAAGCTCAACCCGCTTCTTTTAAAGTTAAACATTGAAGCATATAAGAAGAACAAATATTTGAAATTGAATTAGATGCAAAAGGTAAAAGACGAGCATCGTTTACAAATTTTATTTTTGGTAATTTTCTTAAATCGACTTGAGAATAATTAGGGTATGAAGGAGTTTCTCCTCCACCTATTTCTATATTTTTCACGTTATCTGTTCCTTTCAAATCTAAAGTTAAATTAACTTTTGGTAGTTTTTTAATTTTTTTATCCCAAAGAGAATGAAATAAGGCTTTATTTTTTAAAGTAATTTCTAGAAATTTTGCCTTATCTTTATTTTTAGCAATTACTTGACTTACTCCTTCAAAATGAATTAATTTTGCTTCATGATTAATATAAATTTTGTAACCTTTTGCTCTAGCCTTTAAACAAAGACTTACATCTTCATAATATCCTCTTTTAAATCTTTCATCAAACTTTGCTAAAGGCTTCCTAATAAGCATACAAGCTCCTGTTGTTGCTTCAATTTCTTCAATCCCACCTTTTCTTACATAAGCTTCTTCTTTACGTCCTCCAATATGTTTCGGATTACCTGACTCTAAAGTAATACCTGCGTGTTGAACTAACCATCCTCTCTTTGAATCTTCAGGAAAGTATAATCTTGCTCCTATAATTCCCGCCTTTTTATTAGTTTCTAAAACATCAATCATTCTTTCTAACCAACCCCATTGAGGTAACGTGTCATTATTTAAATAACAAATATATGGATTACTCGCTTGTTTAAGCCCAATATTATTACCTTTAGCAAACCCTAAATTCTTCTTATTAAAAATAAGTTTAATGTCTTTATATTTCTTTTTTAAAGAAAGTAAAACATCTTTAGTATTATCAGTAGAGGCATTATCTATAATGATTAATTCAAATCCTGGAGGAGTTACTTTATAAAGTTGATTAACACAATTTCTCGTATATTTAACATTATTCCAACATAAAATAATAATACTCACTTTATTAGTTTTACTTATAACTGAGTAAAAGTTCTTTTTATTTACTTCTTCATTAAAACACTTTGATCTTCTAAGAGCTAATTTTGAGAATTCTTTTAATATTGATTTGTTTTTAATTATTGTCAATGTCTTTTTTTCTAATTGTTTAACATTTTTAACTAAAAATCCCTCTACTCCATCTGTAATAATTTCTTTGGGTCCGTCTGTATCTAACGAGAAAGGCACACAACCTGAAGCCATAGCTTCAATTATTGTCATACCAAAATGTTCTTGAGCACCCACTTCATCAGGCATAGTTACACCTGTCATGTGCCAATAAATTTTAGCTTGACCATATAATGTTTTAAGTTTATCAAAAGAAACGCTATCAAAAATTGTTATTGGATATCCATTAGTTAATTGCATTAACTTATCGTAATAATCTCTATCTTGTATTTGTCCAACTATATTGAATTGCCAATTTTTTAATCCTTTGTCACATAATCTTTTAAAGGCTTGTATCATTTGAACATGACCCTTATCAGCTTCAGGTCTAGGAGAAGCAATTCTACTTACATGAATAATGCTATTTGTTTTTCTAAGAGGTTTAAATTGAGAAGTCATTACAGGAGGATAAACAACGTCAATTTTTTTAGAAGATTGCTTCCAACGTTTAATAATATGTTCTTTTGTATATTCAGAGTTGGCTAAAAATCTATATCCTTTTTGAATAGGAAAATAAAATTGAGGGAAGAAGACAAGCATATATGCTTTAAAAGCATTAGTTTCTTCACACTTCCAATGAGATATGTTCAAGAACATGTAATTATATTTTTTACCTATACCTTGAGTGTATTTATAAAATCTTAATCCTTTTGTGTCGAGATGAAGAAAGTTTTTCATCCATACTTCTGTTTTGTGAATTTTAGGAAGATAAACATCACAATCGTAGTATTTTTTAAGGTATTCTAAAAATTTAAAGGAGTGTACTGTACCCCCTCCTAATATATCAAAATGATCGTTTAAAATTCCAATCTTTATTTTAGAAAACATATTTATACCCAATTAATTTTATTACCAACATTTTTATCTCTTTTAACTGCTGCTTCATCTTGTGGAGTTGGAACACTCGCTCCTCCTGAATCCATTTGACTAACAAGTTTTTGTATTTTTGCACCTCTTGTATTAGGAGCAGCAACACGCCTAGGTTCTTTCATATTTTCATCTGCTTGTTGAATTGCCTTTTCTACTTGAGGAGGAACTTTACCATCTTGAGAAGGTCTTGGGATATTTGTAGTAGGAGAGGTAACTACATTTGGAGGAATTTCACCTTGTTGTCTTTTGTATCCACAATTAGGACAAGACCAACCAGTAGGTGCAAAAAATAATCTATCGTTACATTCAGGACAAAATTGATCTGGATACAAAACTCTTTGAACTAAAGCAAAGATTTGTTTTTTAAGTTCATCAGGCGTGTCTTTATAATCTTCTACTGTCTTATTTATCTTATCTTTTAAAGTTGGTTCTTTTTTAATAGGTTGATCGTCTTTAATTCTTTTAACAACTTTTTTAGTATCCTTTTTCTTTATAGGCATAACTACTCCTTATACTTAATCTTTCATTTATTATAATCTTATTTATTCGATTGGCAAATGAGCATTCGGATCATTTTTTGCACTTACCATTCTTTGGAAGAAATCACTATAAGGTTCAACTTTTGAAGCTCTTTTAATTTCTTTTGCCTCCTCCTTTGTAGTAGGTGGTCTTTTAATATTAATTACTGTTCCAGTCCATTGACTAGGATCCTTTTTTATATTATCAGGGATAAGACTCCTTTTAAATTCAGGTGAATTATATTTAACTTCTACCTGATTGGCAATACAAAAAAACCTATTATTTATAAAAATTTGAACTGGTGTTTTAATAGTTATATCCATTAAATCTCCTTATTATTTAGTATCTAGGTTTTTGTGGCCTAGCTTCATTAACAATAAGTTTTCTACCTTCAAATTCTGTTTCATTAAAACTTTGAATTGCTTTTTCAGCTTCTTCAGCACTAGACATTTCAATAAATCCAAAACCTTTAGATTTACCAGAAGCATGATCTATAATTAATTTAATGCTTGATACTGTCCCCGCCTCAGAGAATAATTGTGTTAATTGAGCTTCAGTAACTGTAAAGTTAAGATTCCCAATATAAAGTTTATTAGACATTTACTCTATTCACCCCCCTTAATGATTTCATATTTAAGACTTAATCGCATATTCATTCCCGCATCTATACCATGAGACTTTGAAAACCAATCTTTTGTTCTTTTAATAACTGTTAACATTTTCTTTTTACTTTTAGGGGTTTTAGTAAGAATTTTTTGTAGTCTATTAAATATACTAGGACTATTAGATATAAGCAAATCCAATGCTTCTTTAGGTTCTCCAAAAACAACCCTTCTATCTCCATATTTAGGGTCTTTATATATTAAGATAGCGGTTTTAATATTTTTAATTTCTGGCATTTTTAATCTCTCCTTGTTCTTGTATTTCTTTCTTCCAATTCATAACATAATAATAAAAAACAAAGTCTTTTTTATTATATTTTTCAACGTGTAGAATAAATTTATCAAAATAATTATGCCATTGATTATGTTTATCAAAATAATGTTGACTAATAGCAAATCTAGGAATCTCTGTTTTTAAATTTTTTGCCTTAATATAAACAAAAACAATAGGCACATATCCATAAGTTTCTTTATAAAAAACCTTTATTTTGTTTATAAATTTTATTGGTTTAAATTCTGAATTAAAAAGTTTATTCATTTTTGTTTTCCTAAAATCCATCTTTGCATATAAAGAGAGAAATTAGAACCTTCAGCACTATATCTACCTTCAGTCCTAGATTCATAATGATAAACAAGAGCTTTAGGTTCGTAAAATATTCTATGACCTTTTGCTCTTACTTTTTGACAATAATCCATATCTTCCCAACCACACCAATATTGCTCATCAAGACCACCTAATTCATTATAAAGTGCCTTAGGAGTCACTACACAAGCTCCAGTAACCGCAAAATACTGCTTCCTAATCATCGCAGAAGGATAATTCATTGGTTTATTAAAATAGATATGGTCAGGCATTTTAGAAAAATCATGTTCAAAAATTCCCGCGTGTTGAATAGTCCCTTTGCCTGGATGTATTAATCTACAATTATGCATTACAACTTTTGCTTTTCCTGCAACATAGCTATTGTCTTCCTCTACTTCGCAATTATAAACGGTTGTATAGTCTTTTGTTCTAAAAGATTTTGATTTGATATGTTCAATTTTTTTTATCTCGCAAGGAATAAATCCCTTTAATGGCGTTTTTATTCTAGGTTTATTTTTATGTTTTAATATCCAAATAATCTCATTATATATTTTTTGACCTTCATATTTTTTATAATTTGGATTTTTAGACTTTTCAACTTCTATAGCAATTATCTTATTATTCTTGATTGCAATAAAATCAGGAAATGTATTAAAACTGGCTAATGGGATTACTTTATATCCTTTTCTTACCCATTTTTTCATTTCAGGTTTAATATCTTCATTAAAGTGTTTTAAGTGACTATTTAAACCTTTTGGTTTTTTAGTTACTCGTCTTGTTTTTGCATGTTCTTTTAATTTCTTTTTTGTTTCTTCTAATTCAGCAGGATTACAATATTTACAAAGCCTCATCCATGCAGGAATTATATTTTTACATACCTCACAATTAAACGATTTAATCATTAACTTATCTGTTTTTCTTATTTTTGAAATTTTTACCCATATCAATTTCTTATTCCTGAATATTAAAAGAGGATGTTCATCAGTTGCCATTATAGATTTTGCCCTATCGTTAATCAATTTTAATTTTGTCCACCCTTTTTTATAATTTCTTTTAAAAACTCTTGTTACTTTTCTAAATCTGTTTTTATGAGTTAATACATAATCACCAATTTTAATTGTGCTTATTCGTTTCTTGCCATTTTCAGTAATTAAATTTACTTTTGGGTCTAAGCACCCAACTATACCAACGGCTTTTTCTTCATTAAAAACTTTCATCATGGCACTTAACCAACCTTTAGTAACTATTGTGTCATTATTTAAAAGACATAAAAAATTACCTTTAGCTACTTTTGCTCCTTGATTATTAGGTATAGCAAATCCTTTATTACCATCATTTCTTATATATTGACCATCCATTTTAAGACCAGAATTTAAAACATATTCTTGAGTACCGTCATCTGAACCATTATCAACAATAATCAATTCAAACGGGTATTGAGTATTTTTTTCAACAGACTCCATCATCGGTTTTAAAAACTCAAGTTTATTCCAAGTAGGAACGATTATACTTACTTTATTCTTCATTTTGGTAAATCTTGATATCTCGTATACTCTCTACTAATTTCTTGAATACTATCTTGAGGAGCTTTTAATAAGAAATCTACAATACTTTTTAAAAACTTTGATCGTTTCTTAATTCTAGAAATATTTGTTCTCTGACTCGTATGTAATTTCTTCTTTTTAATTGAGGATAATAAAAGCATATGTTCACGCATTTTATTCTCAGAAGTCTTAATTAATTGTCCAACAGTTTTACTATCAATTAAATTGGTTCTAATAAAACTAACCATTTTATAATTAAGTTTAACTATTCTACCGATTTTTTTATGAAGTTTATCGTAATATTGTTTCTTTAAATTTTTCATATTAATTTACACTTTAAAATTCTTTCTTCAATTAATAATTTTTCTCCAATATCATTTTTTGCCCACCATCTACAAATAACTTCTTGAGGATATGGACTACCAACTTTATAAATCATATCAACAATTTCAACAGTTTTTTCTGATATAAATCCTATTTCTGATAGTACACCCAATTTATGTTTATATGTTTTCATAATTATCTTCTTGACGCTGGTTGAGCATCCTCCTTAATTAATTGTTTAAATCTATCTAACATTAACTTTGCTCTACTTTCAGGTGTTAGTTTTTTAGCAAACTTCTCGGCTTCTTTACCATACTTAATTCGCTTTCCCTTATCTCTAAGTAATTTGAGAATCGCATCTTTTAAATCATCAGGGTGACAAAGTTGATATTTAGAACCATCTAAATTATAAGTATAAGCTCTTGGTTTAATTAATAATCCTCTATTCCTAACTATCTCTCGCACCGCAGAACAATCAACTCCAATCGAAGGAACACCAGAGATACCTGCTTCTATAAATGGTAAACCAAATCCTTCTCCCCAAGACGGGAGAATATTTATATCTGCAAGATTATATTGAATATTAAGAGTTTTATCATCTATTGGTCCTCTGTCTGGATTTCTAGGTAAAAGCACATTATCTGTTAATTTTAATTCACCAACAAATCTTTCTAAATCATATCCATCAAAGTCACCTGAATCTGTTTTTGTTCTTTGTATACCTGAAGGAAGAATAAGAACAGTATTAGATTCTTCTTTTAATACTTCTTTAAGGGCATCTAATAAGACGGGAACATTCTTTCTTTGTTGTCCCCTAGCATTACAAATAAGAATATTAATTTCATTTAAATTAAATTGAGTTTTTAATTCATCCTTATTTAATTTTTTAAACATCTTAGGATCAACAGAGGGATAAATAACTTCGCCTAATAAATCTGGTAATATTTGTTTACATTCAATTGCTGCAAAGTGAGATTGCCAAAAACAATAGTGCATCCACTTTAAAGACTCTCTTGAATAAAAATCTAAAGGTTCTGAGTCTAATGTTCCCCAATGAACCCATTTAAACTTCCCAGGATGAGCTAAAGTAAAAGATATTTTAGGAAGCATCCAAAAATCTTGAACTGTTAAAACAATGTCTGGGTTAAAATCATCTAAAGCATAATGTAAAACCTCTTGAGCATAATGATCTTTAACTTCAGGAGTTTTAGTGTGGTAAACAACCATGTCTTTATCAATTGGATAACCATTGTAACCTAAGGCAACTTGTCTGACATCATTATTCTTTCTTAGAAAAGGGAGAATATCTCTAATTTCTCTAGCGTAACCGCTTTTCCAACGATAATAATCACCATATAAGAGGATTTTCATATTATAAATTCTCCTTTAATTTACCAAAATGTAAAACTGTAAATTCTCCACAAGTACCAACTCCTAATTCTGTATAATTTTTATTAAGAACATTTTCTTTATGCGTTGGACTATTCATAAATGCTTCAATCATATTTTCTTGCGTTAAAAAGAATTTTGCTAGATTTTCTCCAGCATAAGAATATTCATATCCAACTTCTTGAAAGAAATACCAAGCAATTATTCCCTCTAGTGAAGTATGAGCAAAATAATTATTATCTCGCATATGACAAGCTTTATTCTCTGCTGACTGAAATAAAAGTTGATTATATTCTAATAAATCTAAACCTTCTTCATGTCGTTCATTATTAATTAAATCAATTATTTTACTACTTGAATTATTATAAAAATCACTTTTTACTTCAGGAATTTCTTTCTTAAAACTATCTCCTTTAAAAGTAAATATTATACAAATTAAACTAACAATTAATAAAAGAAAATTACTTTTGATTATTTGCTTAAACTTTGTCATATATTTTGTTTTTTTAACATTTTACGTATTTGCTTACGTTCTTTTTTTGACATACTTCTAAATTTAATACAAATATTCTTTTTTTCTCCTTCTTTAAAACATCCTTCGCACCAATATTTTACACCTTCAGCAGTCCATACTTTAACTACTGACATCTTCCCTCCACCAACTCCTATCGGTTTTAAACATTGAGAACAATCCTCTGGTCTTATTTGAATAATATTACGAGATGCTTTTTCAAAAGTCATAGAAGCTGTTTGATCTTCTCCTGCTGGTAATTTTTGCATGTTATTCATATTTCTTTATCTTGTAAATTCCAAGTATGGGAAGGTTGTGCATCAAAGTTGGGATTAATTACTTCTGGTCGTCTAATAACTTTATGAATAATATTTAATTTTAATGCTTCTTCTACTGAAAACCATTTATTTTTACCACTTTCAAATAACTCCATCCAATATTCAGGGGTAGTGCGACCACCTGTTTGATAAGAAAAAAATTTAGCCATTTTATTTTGAACTGATTTTACATACTTAACATGATCTTCAATATTAGGAACTTTATCTCTTACTCCAAAAGCAGAGGAGTGCATCATTATTTGTGTATAATCATGAACTATTCTTTCTCTACCTCCCATAAAAATACAAAATCCTCCCGATACAACATTAGCTAATCCAATTGTTTTAGTAGGACAGGGACTTGTTCCCATAATATCAGTAGCAACAATAGATTCAAAAAGATTACCTCCTAAAGAATTAATAACTACAATAATAGGAAGTTGTATAGACTGTTCTTGAAGAGTAATAAAATTAGTGTAAAGAATTTCTACTAAAGATTCATCAATAAGCCCGTTAATCCATATTTCACGTTTCTTGAGTCTTTCTTTAAAAGCTTCAATTTTAAGTTTTATATTCTCATTTACTGGGGACGGGGTCATAACTCTATATCTTTCACTAAAGTCCTACAAGACTCATAATATATTTTACTATATTGATTATAGGTAAAATTATATTTACCACCCATTTCTTCACATTCCTGTAATCTTTCAGGCATAGTTATTTCTCTAGGAAAATAATATCTCCCTATTAAGATTCCAACTCCAATGCCAATTAATAATAAAACTATCCATTTAATAAATTTCATACTTTCTCCTTTAATAATTTTCTAATATTGTTTGACAATAATTGCATATTTCTTTGTAATACTTTTATTTTTTTATTTTCTTCAACAATAGCTAAACTCATCATTTTTTGATTAGTAATGGTTTTTAATAAAAGATTTGCTACTTGTTCAAAGTTTGCTTGAGCCGCAGCATTATGTCTTCCAATAGATAAGGGTTCATTTGGATTACCTCCCTGTGGGGCTGGCAAAGTAATTTGCAATAAAGGTTTTTGTTGTTCTTCACCCACTACCTTTGTTGAACCATCGGGTAAGTGAATCTTTGGTTTAGGTGTTGGTACTTGTTTCATTCCCATGATTAACCTCCATTTTTAAAATTTTATTATCATTATCAATTGAACTAATAGTATAAGTAGTTGGTTCAACAGTCCAATCTTTAATTTTATCTGGTAGCCAATCTTTTTCAATAGGTTGCCAATCAATAGGTTTAGGTCGATACGGAGCAGGTTGAACATCTGGAACGGGAAGACCAGGAAATGGGGGTTCTCTAAATTTATTAATCTCTTTTAAAATATCATCTTCATTTATTCGTTTTTTATTTAATTCACCCTTTTCTAATTTCTTATAACAACTCTTACAAAGATGGCTTACTTTTTTCTTATTAGTTAAAACTATTACATTCTTAAATTTAAACTTCTTTTTACACCCAACGCATTTAACTTCTCTATTTTGACCAATACCAAGTTTATCAGCTATTTTTTCTAACTCTTTGATTCTATTAACTTTTTTCATAATTATCTTATTTATCAGGATAAATTGGATTTTTGCCTGCCATTTCTTTTTACTCTCTACACAAGCAAGGCACATATAAAAATCCTTTCTTTTCATTACTGGTGGGATTCTTCTTAATTCACCAGTTTTTCTATTCTTTTCTAATCTCCCCTTTTTGACAAGTATTAATCTCACTTGATGTAATCCTTGTGTTGTAGGAAGACTACAAACACTACATTTAACGTGAGGTAATACTACTTTCTCAGTATCATCAATTTTTTTACTTTTTGGAATTATCAGTGGGCTTGTCATTTTTTATAATTGGTGTTGCTGGTTGAACTTTTTTATCACCAAACGGTTGAGTAACTGGTTCATCTGCAAGTTTATTTAAAAACCATACAAGGGTATAACTTTTGTTACCTATAGAATAAGAATTACGACCATTAAGAAATCTCTTTTTATTATCTATTGTTTTAAGAAATTCATTTACTTCTTTATCATATTCTAAAAGTTGTTTAGGGGTAGGATTTTCAGGTGATATAAATGACTTAATCATCATATCAGCTCTAACTGTATTTTGAGGGGGTCCTTGAGGGGGCATTTGAGGTGGTTGCATAATAACTCCTTTTACTTAACCTGACACTTTTTAATATATTTTATATTATATAATAATTACCTCAAGAAATCAATTTATTCATCGTGAGATGATTCATCTTCTTCAGGGTCTTCCTCTCCTTTACCTCGATCAGGTTTTAAATCTTTGGTATCAGAAGAAGAACTATTTGGATCTCTTTTCATTGCTTCATCAATAGGCATTAAAAAGTCATTTTTACTACCTAATAAGAAATATTTATTCGCCCATTCTTCATCAACTGGTAATAATCCCATTGATATTCTTGTTTCATTAAAACTATATAATCCTTGTGCTCTTGCTGCCATGAAATCTCGTCTTGAAGATTCAGCTTCTTCTAATCCTGCTGTTTTAAAGTCTAATCTCCAACCTTTAATTCCCATATTATCTTTAATAATACTTTTTGTTATTTTTTGAGAGATTAATTTTCTTAATGGGAAAGCTGTTGTTAAGTAAAAAGCTCGCCTTGCTTCTGAAGCGGTAGCTCTATTTGAACCTTCTGGGAATCCAATAAGCAGTAAAGGTACACCATATTGTCCTGCAACTTGTTTTAAACCAAACATAAGTAATTCTAAATATGCCATTTCTTGAGGTGTAATTCCTAAAGGTTTTGCTTTAGAACCCTTAAAAGAGATTAAAGTTTTACCAGCGTTTTGTGGTCCCATATAGTTTTTTTCAAACCACGCTGATACTGCATCTGCGTCAGCTTCAGTAGAATCTTCTGGTAATTGCAATTCGATTGGAGGTCTACCTCCATTTCTTAAAATATTTATATTATAAGTAATTGATCTTAAAAGTAGTTGTAAAGTAGCTGTATTGTCTTCTAAGACTGCTCTACCATATAAGTCTGCTCTACGAGAAGGTCGTCTTACTTGAAGTATCTCATCTAAGTTATAAATAACTGCTTTGTTTTGATCTGTTTTTCTTTTATATCCTGTTTTTTCTAAAACACCTTTCTTCTTCTTTTCAGCATCAACTAAAATAGTCATTCTAGTTGGATCAAGATTATAAAGTTGAGCAACGTCCATTTTTTTAAATTTACGATTAGCACTTTTTTTAGTAGGCACTTTTTCTAAGTAAAAATTACCATAAGCAAGATAATTTTCAATACAAACACCAAGCAGAGTTTCAATTGTGTCATCAGGGTTAGGAGCATCAAAGAATTCAATTAAACGTTTTAAGTCTTTTTTACTTCCCTTTACATCATATTCAGGTTTGATTACATATCCACTACCTAAAACAGCATCTCTAATTCTTGAAGCAGATTGAATTGAACCTGGAGAATCAGTAAAAAGAATAGATAATGTTTCATAGTTTTTACCAGAAAATAATACATTAGCATCAAATGTATCTTGATTAGAACCAGAAGTTGAAACATATTTTCTTGATTTTGAGAATCGATTATCAAGAGCTTTAGCTGTTGCGAATGACCAATCTTTTTTAGCAGCGCCTAATGCTTTTTTAACTTCACTTCTTACTTCTCTATTATATTGAGTTTTTAATTCTTGCTTTAAATCTTCTACTGTTTCTTTTTTAGCCGACTCTTTTACTTCATTTATTTTACTTTTTACTTGATCGCTTTTTAAGATAGTTTTTTCCAAAAATTTAGGGATTTTCATAGTATTTATATAAAATATACACTTTTTTTCAAAAAAATACAAGAATTGTTATTAATTACCTGCTATTAAAAATCCCATACCTGGAGTTCCTTGTCCTGCATGATAACACACTCCTGCTACTGCATCTGCTACATCTTTGCTTCCTTGCCTTGGGTGGTCAATCTTCATACCCTTTATTTCTTCTAACTGTTGTAATTCAGTAACGAGGGGTTTGTAATAATAGTAATCTAATCGTTTATCTAATAAAGCTCCTTTTAAGGTGTAATAAGCTTCAGAATTTCTATCTACTGAGAAGAAATCAGCATTGAATCCCGCTGATTTTAAAGTTTGTACACTATCAACACTTTGCCAACCATCGAAGGTAATTAAGTGAATATTATAACCAATATCTTTTAATTTATAGATTATTTTTCTAATATCTTCAAATTGAATTTCATCTCTTGGTTTTGCTTTTATCTGCATCATAAGATCAATAAAAATCTTTGGTCGTTTTTCAATTTTACCTTGACTACTTTTACGTTCTACCCAACCATTAAATTTACCCATAGCAAGACCAGCGCAGTCACCTTTACCTTCTTTATTAAGACCTAAATCTACATGAATGAATCTTTTATCTGTATCATAATTTTCACTACCCTTATGATTAAAAAACCATTCGGAGAACTCTCCCGTTTTTGGACTAATTGGATGTTTTCTATTGTAGTTAGCATTAGCATTTAAAATATCAGGGTTATTGAAAAATCCTTGAATTGCCATTGATGGTTGTGCTCCATAATCTCTCATGGCTCTTTCTGGATTTTGTTTGAATTCATCTTCATATTCAACAGGTATCATTACTCCTTTACCTTGATAAGTAGGTAGATAATTACCTAAATCAAATTTATCTCCTTTAAACATATTTGGAGGTATAGCTTCCCATAAAGGAGTTCTTTTTCTTAAAACTTTAGGATTGTCTTTTTCATCTTCAAATTTATTTTCAGCAAAGTCATAAACATATCTAGGTGAAGTAATAATAAACATTTTACCTTTACTAAAGAAACGAGAACGAATACGTTTTTTAATTTGGTTATATGATTCTTCAGCATAATCTTTATCTTTAGTTAAAGTATGAAATGAAGCTTCATCTAAAACTGCTCCAAAAATATTGTAACCAAGAGGAGATTCTTCATTAGAACCTAAAGGTAAAAGATAAATATTTTTAGGCATTCTTATTTTTGATTTAATACGAGGATCGGGAGGATAGAAGTTTTGAAACCATTGATTATTATCTATTCTATTTTTAATTTCACCAAAAACAATATCTTTAGCCTGACTAAATGATTTAGAGATATTAATAAAAGCGATTTTAGTTCCCTTAGCGAAGCTAAAATATTTCTGAGGACTTTTTAAACATAAGAGACGATAAATAATATAAACAATCGCCATTGAAGATACATAAGATTTACCCGAACCAATACCAGCAATATATAGAATTTCTTCGTATTTACCTAAATTTTCAAACTCCTCAAATGTTTGAGTAGTATCAAAAATATCTATTAAAAGTTTTTTATTGTGAGGGCGTGGACCGTCTTGTTCAGTAACAAATTTAGGATTTTCTAGGAACTCCTGCATCGTTACTGGTTTGTGCTGGTAGTCTGGATGTGTTGCTAGGAACTCCAGTATCTCCAGATCCTTGTCCCCTGCGTCCTTCACGAACTTTGCGAATTGCGGCGAGAATAGTAGATTTGTCATCTTCACTTAATTTATGTATTTCAGCAGAGAACTTGGCTATCCTTGCCTCTGCATTTAAATTAACATTTAGATTCTCAGGTGCTTTAACACCCTCCATCTCCATTATTTTATTTAATATTGATAAGGCTGTATTCATAAAAGTAGCTCTAACCGACCCTTTAGCATTTACGTATTCAGTAATGGCTCTTTGATATAAAAAGTCAAGTTTTTCTTTTACTTCAAATCTTTTTTCAGCAAAATCAACATCTTCAGAAAGTCCTTCTTGTTTAATATATTCAAGGTCTTTAGTAATAGCTTTTTTGGTAGTATTAACTTTAATTGTTTTTTCTTTACCCTCTATACCAACTTTAATACCCTTTTCAAGAATACGACCTATTTGAGCAGCCTTATACCCCATGTTTGATAACTCTCTCACCTTAGTTCTACGCAAAGCAATTTTATGTACTTTTTCAGTATCAACTTTTTGAGCTACGGGAGTTATATCTTCTGATAAGACATTCTCAGATTTAGTTGTTTTTAATTTTGACATTTTTACGTTTTAAATATTCTAAACAAATTAATATTAAGGATTTAACATTATCTTCTTTACCTGTTGCCGTTAAAGCATCTTGAAGAACTTTGTTTTGTTTTGTAGTTAAAATTATTTTAAATTCATGTTCTTGTGATTCTGTCTCGTCTAAACTAAGTCCCTCATCGCTAAGTTTATCAAAATCATATTCTAATAAACTCTCCATACCCTTTAATTGCTCGCCAGTATATCCTAATTTTTCTTCTAATTCTTCAATTGTATAAGTTTTATTAAGTTGATGAATAACTCCCGCTAATTTCAAAGTATCAAATTCACCTCTTAATTTATTCATATTAATGGTAGAAATCATGGCATCAGGGAGTTTTTTATCTAAAATAATAGAAGGTAATTCTGTGTATCCAACTTTTATTCCAGCAATAAGTCTGTGTTCTCCGTCTATAACCTCGTATTTAATATCACCCTTTGGTTCAATATTTCTTAATAAAATAGGTTGTAAAAATCCTTCTTCTTTAATTGTTTTAATTAATTGCCTCATTACATCATCAGGAACAACGTTAGGGTTATAATCATTTTTTTTAATTTCACTTACTTTAACTAATTTAATTTCATGTTTATATTTGATCATTTTAATCCTTCCATATAACTCCTTTTTTCTCCCACACGCGAGTAACAAAGGTTTCTACTTCTTTAAACACCATCGCATTTTCTAAAGTGCGGTTTTTATGCGATTTAGCTTTTTTAATATCAAAGAATTTATAAATATCTGGCTTTCTTATTCTATCAAAGATTCTCTTATCTTTATAGAATGTACTTTGTAATTTTAAATTCTTTTTATCAAAGCGATAAACAGCACCTAATCTTCCTCCTAATATCCAATTAGTATTATCAACAGAGTGAAAAGGATATCTTAACATTAATTCAAAATCACCAACTCCAAATCCATGTATTTTACTTTTTAATCTGATAATTCTAAAGCATTTATCTAAATGTTGTATTCTTCTATTCTTAGGTACGCCCACAAGTCCTCCTAAAGCAATATATTTATATCTCTTAACCATTTTTACTAATTCATCGTATGGTGAACCTACATGAAATGTAGCCATGGGTTTTAATCCTAATTTTTCTAAATATTCTTGATTTTTACCAGTTGCTTTTGCATCTCCAATAACATCAAGATTGGCGTAAATTGCTAAATAAGGAAGATATTTTTTAATAAAAGCCGCGTATTCATCAATATCAATTTTTATTTTTCTAGTCCATGCTGAAAAAGCTCCTGAGTCTAAAAAGATATTTTTACCCAATAATCCTTTATCTTTATGCCATTGAATAAATTCACTCTTACCTGTTTTGTTTCTAAAACTTAAATAAGATTCAAGTAAGTTTTCTAAACCAGCTTTATTAGCTTCTTCATGATAAGCGCTATATCCCGCGAAGTATAATCTCATTTTATTTTTGATAAACAAGTTTTAAAAATTCATCTCTTGCTTTTTCTTTAGGATCTCTAAAACAGCCTTTAACGCAAGAAGTAATTGTAATTGATTCTCGTTTTTCAACTCCTCTCATAATCATACAATAATGTTTACCCTCAACAACAACCATAACTCCTTGAGGTTTTAAATATTTTTTAATAGCAGAGGCTATATTTTCAGCTAAATCTTCTTGCAAGGCAGGTCTTTTGGCATAAAGTTCAGCTACTCTTGCCAATTTTGATAAACCAAGTACTTTACCTTTTGGTACATACCCAATATGAATAGTGCAATCAACTGGTAAGAAATGATGAGGACACATAGAATAGACTTTTATATCTTTAACAATAATCATTTGGTCGTTTTTAGAGGGGAAGCATCTACTCATTAATTTCCTAGCTTCATCTCCATTATCTGAAAGACCTGATAATATTTCTTTATATGATTTTGCTACTCTTTTAGGAGTATCAGTTAAATTAGGATCATCTGGGTCTAAACCTAATGCACAAATCAAATCAAACATCGCTAATTCAACTTTTGCTTTATCTATCATAGTTCATTTACTTCCCAAGGATATACAATCCAATCGTTTCTTTCAGATCCATAATAATCTGGAACTACTAAGGGTTTGTTTTCAGATTTATAATGTAAAACAAGTGTTTTATTGTTTGGATATAATTTTTGTGCTTTCTCCATTGTTTTTCCAGTATCAATTACATCATCACAAATAAGTACGTTCTCTTTAGAACTACTTTTTTTAACAACTTTTAATTTACTTCTTTCATCTTTTTTATAAGATCTAATACCTAAAGTATCAATAGGAATTTTTTGTCCTAAATATTGACTAACAATACCTGCAACAAATAATCCACCTCTAGTAATAGCAATTATCTTTTTAGGTTTGTAGTCATCTGCTTTTAATTTTCTAACTACAAATTGACATCTCTAATAAAAAGATGCCAAGGATAAAAATATTTACTCATATTCAGTTGTCTCCTCTATTTTTGCTAATTTAAATGCTTCTATCCTTTCAACACAAGTTCCACATTTACCACAAGGTTTATCTCTACCTTCATAGCAACTCCATGTTTTATGAAAAGGAACATCTAAAGTTGAACCAAGTCTAACAATGTCTGTTTTATCAAAAGTAATAAAAGGAGCAATTAATTCAGGAAAAGGTCTTTCATATCCAAAAGAGGCAGATAAAGCCACACTTAAAGCATGAACAAAAGCTGGACGACAATCAGGGTAAATAAAGTGATCTCCTGCATGAGCAGCATAAGCTAATTTTGTTGCTCCGATTGATTTTGCGTAACCAGCAGCAATAGAAAGCATAATCATATTTCTATTAGGAACTACTGTCGATTTCATGTTTTTAGAGGCATAATGACCTTTAGGTATTTTATCTTTTTTATCAGTTAGAGAAGATTTAAGAATACTACCCACTTGTTTAATATCAATTAATTTAAATGATATTCCTAATTCTTCAGCAATTTTTTCAGCAATTACTATCTCTTTATTGTGTTTTTGACCATAATAAAAAGATAGGGCAAATAAATCATGTCCCTTGTCTTTTAAATAATAAGCGAGGGTGGTAGAATCAATGCCTCCTGATAAGATAATAACTGTTTTTTTCATAATCCTGCTATTTTATATCCTAAAAAGATACCTAAAATTCCTATAATACCTGATAATACTTGAGGAGCTGGAACAGGTAATTTTAACTTAGCAAATATAAAACCGCAAATTGCCCCTGTTAATAGTGAGAGAATTGAAATTTTCATAATTTTTTAGGATAAAGAATTTGATCCTTATCTTTATATCTCCTTTCAGATTTTAAACATTCTGTTGATTCAAATATAACTCTGACATCGTTGTGTCCAAGATGAGCAACTACTTTTTGCAAATCTTTGACTATTCTTTTAGCTTTACATTTAATAAATAAGCATTTATCACAAATACAATTACTATCTGCAATTTTCATATTATTTACTCTTTTCAGCTTGCTCCTCAGTTAAATTTTGATCTTTCAGAATTCTTGTATTAGCTTTTTTAGTAGCTTTAAGGAGTTCATTATCAATTTTATTTTCTTTACACCATTGAATTAAACTATTAATATCTTTCGGGAAGCAACCCCCTCCGTAACCTCTTTTACCTTTGTGCATAACATCCCAATACATTCTTCCCATAGGACTACCAATCCATTTAGAAGCAATAGCTCCTCTCTTAACCATCTCATAATCAATTTCAAGTTTTTCACAAATATCGTAAAAAAAGTTAGTAAAGATTACCATTAATGCTCCATGAAAGTTATTAATGTATTTACAAACTTCTGCTTCACTTGCCTTCATAATTACATCAAAAGGACTTTGAGGTAACAAATGCAAGGCTTCTTGAGCATATTTATAACTTTTATCTGTATAACCAATAATTTGTCTATCTGGGTTTATTAAATCTTCCCAATTAGTTTTAGCACTTAAAAATTCAGGATTAAATAAAAGATATAAATTAGGGAAGTATTTTTGAAGTTTATCAGTTGTTCCTGGAACAATTGTTGATTTAATAATTACCTTTTTACCATCAGTAATCATTTTTAATACTTTTTCTAAAATAGTTGTTTCATACCTTTTCTTTCTCCAATTGAAAGGAGTAGGAACAGCAATGATTATATAATCAGCGTATTGATTAATTTGATGCCAGTCATGGGTTTGCTGTGAACCTGAAAGTCCCATCATCTCATGTCCTTGTTGTTTTAACCATTTATAGATAGGACTCCCTACCATCCCAGTGTAACCAATTATTGCTATTTTCATTTTGTTCTATCATTACCCCACAACATTATGTGAAGTCTTGGTATTAACCTCCAACCTTTCTTTTTACAAAGTTCGGCTACTGCTCGACCATGCTTAGATACATCTTCCTGAGTAACGCCTTCAGGCATTAAAATGATTTTATCGTTATCTAATTTACATTCCTTAATAATTTCTTCAATTTCTGGTACATCTTTTGGACTTCTTACAACAAATTTAAAACTAGCATTATAATTTGGTTCATTAAATTTTTTCAATATATCAGGACGATATCTAATAACTTTAATATTACCTGAATTTTCTAATTTAGGTGATACATTATATTGAATTTCTCTACCCGCCCTATATTGAATAGGTTCTAAAGTTCCATTAGTTTCTATTTCAAATTGCCATTCATCTCCAAGCATATACATTAATTCAATAATAGCTTTCTTATGAAGTAATGGTTCACCACCTGTAATTACTAATCTTTTACAAGGATATTTATTAATCTCTTTAACTGTTTTCTTTAAACTCCATCTTTCAGGTTCTTCAAAAAATCTTTTATCTTTTCTATTCCAAGTGTAAGGAGTGTCACAAAAACTACACTGAAGATTACATAAATGAAGTCTTAAAAATATAACAGATTTCCCGATACTAGGTCCTTCTCCTTGTAAAGAATGAAAACATTTATCTCCACAAAATAAGAGACTATTTGATTTGATAGACATGTTTGGTAGTTTTTTAATCATACTTTCTCCCTATAAGTTGCTGAATTTGTACTTGTTTCATAAACTGTAACACTCTCTAATTCTATACCTTTTGATTTATTTGTACTTTTAAATCTTTCAAGACTAGGAATTAAATTTATCCAAATATCTCTTGCCATGTTTTCAGCAGTAGGATTTCTACTCATCCATGTAATCCAATCTTCACCCATAACCCTGCCAAGTACTTGATTTTCATTATCTCTAAATAAAAGAATTGTTTTATGATCGTATTTATCTTCAATAACATTTTTAAATATCTTTTTTATATCTCCAAAATCCATTACTGCACCCCAATTATTTAATTTTTCAGATTTAATAGTTACTACTACTCTATAAGTATGTCCATGTAATCGACTACAAGCGCCTTTATAATCAGAAAGACGATGTGCAGCATCAAATTTAACTTCTGCATTCAAAAGAAATTCATGTTTTTTGACTTTATCTTTTAGAAATGGCAAGATTTTATCTCTAATTAAAGGCATTTTGACCTCCATGTTCTCTAATAAAATCTAAAAATCGACCCAAAAGTTTAAGGTCGATCACTGCTAATTTGGTTGCTTTATTATGTTGTCTTAAAACTAGAATAGCTTTATCTTTAGGTTTTTTACAATACTTTTTTTTGACTTCCTCGAAGAAAGAGAAGGCTCTAAATTTCTTATAACGTTTTGTATCTATTTTGAAAGTAGGGAAGTCTTTTATTTTTACATCAACATTTTTTTCACTGTAACTTTTACGTATTACTCTTTTACCACCAAGAATCTCTGCTGTCTTTTTCTCTAATCCTTTCCAAGCTTGACTCATGACTTCTCCTTATACTTTTTACTTTACCGAGAATCTCGGTATTTTTATTATACTCTATGTCAGAGATACAGGCTTTGATCCTGTGACCTCGTGATCCCAAATCACGCGCTCTGCCGACTGAGCTAATCTCTGTTTATGCAGGTTGTAAAGGAATTGAACCCTTCTAATGACGTTTGGAGTGTCATTTGATCCCAGATACAACAACCTATATTTGCTGGCACGCTCAGAATCGAACTGAGATTTGAGGTTTAACAGACCCCCGTCTTACCTTTAGACCACACGCCAATGTGGTTTCGGGGATAGGATTCGAACCTATATCTCAGAGTCCAAAGCTCTGTGTGCTACCAATTACACCACTCCGAAGTGTATGTAATTAGTTTTGTTGATTATTTAAAGTGCTTGGGGTGATAGACGAGAATCGAACTCGCATCTCTCGACCCACAATCGAGTGCTTTGCCATTAAGCTACTAACACCATTTAAGGTGTCGATGTAGCTATGATGATATTTAGCATCGATTTTCATATTTATACATTATAATGTTCAATTTCTTAACATTATGTTGTTTACATTATAATGTTGAGCTAATTATTGGATTTGAACCAATTACCTGACGTTTACAAAACGCCTGCTCTACCAGATGAGCTAAATTAGCATTTGATATATTCTAAGTTAATTAACTTTTTTTATCAAGGTAAATAATAGGTTGCATTCTATCATCTTGTAAATAATGATTTGTATAGTATTCAGATATTTTTGAAAGATGATCTTTTGAACCACATTTACAACAATAAACTAAATTGCGCTTAGAAAAGCCATTTGTTAAGTTTTTTAACTTCTTGGCTTTATCTTCACTAATAATATAATGAATTGTACCGCAACTATTGCATTCTACAAATTCTTGTGAGTCAGTCATTATTTTTTAGGTTCTTCTTTAGTAACTTTTGCTTTAACCTCAACTTTTTTAACTTCGGGAGTTTCTTCTTCTTTAGGTTTTTTTTCAGATTTATCGTCTTTTTTAGCTTCTACTTTTTCTTTTTTAGGCTTTACCTCGAATATAGGATCTGTTAAAACAAAGTAAACAACCTTATCTTTGACTGTTACAAGCTTTACTTTTAAAACAGGAATTTTGTTACGTTTAAAACTACCTAAGGCTTGATTTAATTTCTGGAGATCATCATATTGATAAAGTTTGATAGCAATACACCCCCTTTGATATAAAAAAACTTCTTAACAAATTTATTATAACACAAAAAAATTATCCTAATATACCTGAAGAAATAAGTGGTGGTTCTAATTTAGGCGCTTCTTCACCTTCAGGAACAATATCAAATTCTTTACTTTCAATTGCCATTTCAAAACACATATTTAATCCATTTACATTTATTCTTAATATTTTAGCGTCTTTTGGTAAAGCATTTTTAACTGCTAATTTCAAAATATCTACTAAAATATATTCTGATATACTTAATTGTTTAATTCTTCTTCCCTTTATTTTTTCTCCCATTTTTTTTCTCTTTGTCATTTTTAACCTCCAAATCTTTTAATAATTTCTTTTTGTACCATTCAGGTAATCCACCCGTTGATCCTCTTAATAATTGACCTTTAAGAGCCTTCCAAAAAGCTTTCTTAATATCTTCTTTATCTTCTTCAATAATATCCTTTTGAACCATTTTAATTAACATTCCAATATCTTTAGGAGATTTAGTTAACTTACCTTCTTCTTTAGCGTGAATAATAGCTTTTTGCCATCTAGCCTCTGTTTTATAACCCTCAATTATTTCTTCAATAGCTCCTTTAGGTCGTTTATTCTTCCACTCATGTTGATGTTTCTCTTTAAATTCTTCTCTAACATATTTAGTATTTAAAGGATAAAGATTATTACCAAGCATGATAGTTTCTTTTAAGTTTTTAATTACCACTCCCTCAATAATCTGATTACCTAAATAACTTTTAATAGTTAATAACTTTTTAATCTTATCAACATCGGTTTTACCTTTAAATAATTCAGGGATAATATCAATATCAAATTTTTTAGCAAATTTTTCTAAATCCTTTCTATTTAACCATTTACCCTCAACGATAGCGTCAAATAAACAAAGATAATTCTTGGGATATTTTTTATAAGCTAAAACATTGTGTTTAGGTTTTTGAATATACTCACAATAAAAATAACTATCTGGAGTTAAAACAATAATTTTCTTTTCAATACTTTTAATATAATCAATACCGTTATTAAACATCTTATCGTGAGAATCAAGTCTTTGTTCACAACCCTTACTTCTAGCAACTAATTCTCTATTTTCATTCACTCCAAAACCAAACATTGAGCCATCTAATTTTTCTTGAATAATTACTTTACCCTTTAAGGCGTTATCTGTATAAGAACTACCAATGGTTAATATTTTACCGTAACTAGGAACTACCAACATATTCTAAGTCCTTTACAAGCTATTAATAACGGGAAACCAAATATTATAAATAAGATAATTAAAAATACTGTAAATAAAATTTTAGTTTCTTTTTTCATATCTTAATTTTCTTCCAAGCACAACTATACCCTTTATCCCCAAACGTATTGTGTCTATTGCATTTCCAATCATATCCTTTGTCTTTCATATTACTTTGGAGTTGGATTTGTAATTAATCTATATTCTTTATTCTTTGGTAATTTTACACCCAAACGCATATCATTCTTAATTTCTGGATCAAACCAACAATATATCTGTTTATCTTTTAACATATGCCATAAAACCTTATCCATGTTTTGAGGCACAGGACCATTCTGTTTAACAAACTTATCCTGCAAGGTCTTAAAAACCTTCCATTTTAACTTATGATCTAAAATGTAAATATGCTTTTTTTTCATAATATTTTATGCTGAATTTAACAACTCAATACTGAAGGTCAACTTTCGTTGCAAATGTAGACATGAACAACTAGTAAACATATGAATAACAAGTTTAAAAAAACAGGGTAGCAAGACCCTCAGCCAATGAATCAAAGCTTGGTTAGGATGGGATGCTAAACCCAAACGCATAATCACTAACTGTATCTACATCCTTCAGTATTCAATTGTTAAAGAGCTGTTTATATCATCTATTATTTAATAAACTAATAAAATCGTTTTTATCTAGAACTACTAACTCAATATCCTCATTTATGAGTAAAAGTGATAGTATCGGTATCTTTCTAGATTTCAATGCTTCATTAAATAACTTACTCCAAATTTTATCAGTTATTCTATAACCTTTTTTTTCAGTTGTTTTAGAATCTATTAAGAATTTATCAGTAACTACATCCCCTGCAAAAGCCCAAAATCCACCACTTTTAGGAGTTACTTTACCTCCAAAAGCTTCAGCGTCATTCTTTTCTTTTTTTTGCCAAGGTTTAGACATATTAAATAAGTGAGGGGCATAGGCCTGCCCAACTTACACCCCTCAGTTAGTCATCAATTTTTTGATTCTTTCTCTGGTACATTTTCTACCTCAGGTTGAGGTTCTGGTTCTGGTTGCGCGGGATCAGGTTCAGGTTGTGCGGGATTAGATTGTGCGGTTCCCTCAGTTTTTGGTTTACTCTCTAGTAAAATTAACTCATCAGCAATCATTTCAGTTGTATAACGCTTTTGACCATCTTGACCTTCCCAACTTCTATTTGATAATCTACCCTCAACAAAGACCTTTCGACCTTTAGCTAATAATTGAGAGCAAATTTCAGCTAATTTACTCCAAGCAATAACTCGATGAAAAGTTACTTCGTCTTGAACCTCTCCTTGAGAATTCTTCCAACTACGATTAGTCGCTACTGAAAAATTAACGACTGCTGTTCCTTGAGGGGTATACCTCATTTCTGGGTCTTTTGTAAGATTCCCTATTATCTGGACTTTATTTAGACTTCGTGACATATTAAACTCCTTTCAAGTTTTGTAAGTTGTCTAACTCCTTTTGATATTTTTTAACGTCTCTTTTAGCTACTTTACCTAATTTACCATGAGTGAAATAGGCTTTTGAAGATATAATATGCAATTTTAACCATAAAGTTCTTGGCATTTTATCCCAAGTTTCAGGTCTAATTGCGGCATAAAGATACCCGAATTCAAAATAATTTACTTGTAAATTTGTTTCAATCATAAATCTCCTTAATGAAATTCAAAATATATTTTATAACCTGCTTCTCTCATTTCTTGCCATTTAATTACATAGAATGAAGATTCTCCTGTTTTTAAATGATTTGTCTTTCTTTCTTCACATTTACCTTTTTCAATCATATCTAAAACATCTTCTGTTTTAGCAATAGCAAAGGCTACTAATCTTTTACTTTCATGATTAATATAAGCTTGAATTGTCCAATAAGGATATAACCAACCTTCTTCTAAAGATTCTACTAATTTTAAATATTCAGTTTTATTTTTTGTACCCCTACTCAACCTTATTGTGAAACAAGCCCATTCTTTTTTCCAGTTATTATTTGCATTAAAACAACGACTGGCAATACCTCTAATCCCTTTTTCATTATCAATATACCAAGCGTCAACCCCTCCAACAACATCAAGCATTCTCGTCATCCAATCTTCAGTAACACCCTCAACAGTCTCAATTTTACCCTTCAATAACCTCAAGACGTGAGGCTTAACATAAACCTCAAAATCACTAGCTGATTTATTTAAGTCTTTGTCGATGGCTTTTTGTCGGCTGCCCATTCCTTCATCTCCTTTCTAAACTTTTTATTACTCCTAATTTCTTGTTCTAATTCCTCACGACCCTGAAAAGTTTGACCTAAAGCATCGTAATAAGCACCCCTGCGAGTAATTTTACCTTCTATTAATAACATTGATACTAATTCATCGGCGCTATCAAAAAGTTCAAGTTTAGGATTTTGCAAGTCGGGATGATAGAAGATAAAATATCCATTTTTAAAAGGTTGACAAACTTTAGATTTGGTAACTTTAAATTTAACTATTTGTCCAATTATTTTTTTATCACTCTTTAATAATTCACCTCGTCTAACTTCGACTCTTAAAGAAGAATAAAAACCTAATGCTCTACCACCAGTCGTTATTTCAGGATTACCATACGAATTATGAACAATAGCTCCATCAGTTAAATAGTTATGATTCTTTGTTTCTATATCGAATTTAACCATACTTCTTGTTTTTGGCTTGTTATATTTATGAGTAATATAACTATATTTAAGAATTTGTTTTTTAATTTCAAACTCTTTTTTTGGCAATGAAGAAACAAATAAAGTTAAATTTTTTTCTTTCCCATAATCTGGTAATTTATAATACATTGAAGGATGAATAAAACTTCCACATATTTCAAAAAACTTTAAAGTATCTTTATTCCCTAAAGTTATTTCAATTTCTCCACGTCTTGTTTTAATATTTGTTTTAATATTAAATTGTTTTAATAATACTTTTTGTAAATTTTTTATTGATTGTGGTCTAAAAGAATTAGTAGCTAAAACAATAGCTTTTTTAGCACTATTGGCTAAATATCCATCATCTTGATACCAAATAGCTAAAATTAAAGGAGTTAATTTGATATCTTTTGATATTTTGATTTTTTTACCACCTAAATAGAATTTAATATATTGTTGTTCAAATATTGTGCTTAAAAAAGTCTCAAAATATAATCCACCCTGTTTATGTCTTCCCATCGTTTTAGTGTCAAAATAACTAGACTTCCAACGAATATAATCATCTTGTTCTTTACAATGAGTTTCTCTATATTGATATTTTTCCTTACCAACTTTTCTTAAACAACCATCTCCTAATAATCCTCCAATTATAATTTCTTTTTGAATATTACTTGGTATCCAATCATTTATTATAGTTAATATTTTATCTCCAATTTTTATATCTTTTGCTTTTTTATAAATACCTGATTTAATCATTATTTTATGGTCAGGAGTACAACTGAATTCACCTCTACCTCTACCTTGTGGTTTTCTAAATCTAAAATGAAGAAAGTTCTCTGCATTACCATTTGTAAACCAATTAGTAATTGAGGTAGGTTCAATAATATTTTTTTCAATATTATAAGAAAGTACATTTTTTTTAATTTTATTATTAACTAGATATCCTATCTTTTCTGTTTTACCACTTTCTAATACAACTCTTGTGTTATACTGAAAACATCCAATTTTCTCTCTAATCTGATTGACAAAAAATACTAAAGTTTTATTTTTAGAGGCTTTAGCGGTTATCTTACGCATGGCTTTAGACATTAAACGAGCATGAAGTCCCATTGTTTGTTTACCCATTGGATTTTCTTCTTCATATTGAGGTAATAAAGAAGCAACGCTATCAATAACAATAACAGCCACATCAGAATCTAAAAGCATATCAATAATATCAAAAACTTCTTCACCAGCCGATACCTGCGAGATAGTCAAATCATCAACATCAACACCAACTTTTTTAGCAAAATCAGGGTCAAAGGCATTTTCAGCATCTAGATAAACACATTCAAGACCTTTTTTTTGAGCTTGAACAATAGTACGAAGTGCAATTAAACTTTTACCCGAAGAATAAGGACCATATAATTCAATAGTTTTACCTAACGGCCAACCCCCACCAATACACCAATCTAAATAAGGAGAACCAGAAGATACTCGTTCAGCTTTAACAGTTGGCATTTCATTCAATTTCCCAATCGTATTTTCACCAAATTTCTTATTGATTTTAAGTATTATCTTTTTAAGATCGGTCATATTCTTTTGTTTCTTTTGAATAAATGTTTTTTTTACCCTTATTCCAAGGAATATGCCCTTTTAGAAAAAGTCCTTTATTGTTAGTTCCTATCATATTCTACAGGTGGCTTATCAGCGTACATTCGCGCTTTCAACTCTTGGTCTGATGTAATCTTTTTTTGTAGTTTTATCTCTTTAAAAAAGTTTTGTACTAAATCCTCTCTATCTTTAAAATCACTAAATATGAATTGTGCCCTTCTAGGATTAGTCCAATCAATCTTTTCTAATGTGATTTGGTTTTGAAGTAACCAACTAGCGATATGGAAGTTTGTAGTAGAATAAATTTTCTTAGTCATATTATCTTTATTTATCATATTATATAATTTTTAACCTTTTGATTCAACTCTTAAATTTCTTAATTTTACTTTAGTTTGTTCACTTCTTTCATAATTTTGAATTGTAGCTTTACCTTTTTCTAATCTATATGCTTTACCTTTTTCTAAATTTAAATATAGTTTTTGTTCTTTATTAGCCTTACGCCATTTTGCTTGCATATCTTTACTAACTAAAGGTAAATTTGCATTTAAACCAAACATTTTTTTATATTCTTTAGTGGTGATTTTATGATGTTTAGTAATATGCCTAGCAAGACTTTTACACCACTTATGACAAGACTTCATTAACCCATCTTTACCTTCAACGGGAAACTCACAAAGCAATAAATCTGTTTGTGGATCGTGAATTAATTTACCGTACATATTTAATTATCCTTATATGGCAATTTACTTGGAGAGATTATCTCTTTTTCTACTGGTAATGGAGTAGATTTAAAAATAGCTGCTACATCCTCTACCCCTGTTAATTTTTTATTTATAGATTGAATTTGATTACAAACATATTGATATTTACTACAAACCCCTTGATAAAAATTTAAAGGGTCAGTGCTTTGAGGTAATGCCAATTCCCATTTTTTATCTTCTAATCTTTTTCTTGCGTTGTCTATTAACTTCTTGGCTTTTTTACTACTAGGCGGCCAATAATTTCTTAATTCAAAATATTCTTTAGCTGATGTAGTTTTAGAAACTTTTTTATAATACTCCTCCCATTCTTTTCTAATCTTCTCTTTTTCTGAATAAGGCAATATTAACCATCCTAAATATTTTTTAATTATCTCTAAACCTTCAAGAGCAACCTTTTGATTTTTTAATTTATCTTGATCTTTTTTAAGTTGTCGTTCTGATGTTTGATTGTTCCACATAATTACTCCTTAACCTCTACTAAAAAATAATGCCAAACTAACCAACAATCTACCCACTCATTACTCTCATAAGTAGGATCAGGAGCTATTTTAGTTTGAGTTACTGTATTTAAATAAACTGCTCCTTTTGGAGGTGATTCTCCTGTAGCGTATTTATAAATTTTCTTCATAATTGCCCTCTCATAGCCATAGATCTATAACGACCTATCTGATTACTTACAGTTACTAAATCAAAACCTTTATCACTAAAGAAATCATCACCTTTAGCCATATAACTAATAGTATTTTTAATCTCATCTTCGGTAAATCCAGCTCTTAACATTCTTTTAATCGAAGCTCCCTGTTTACCCCAGTTAACAATTTTAACACCAGTTAAGTCTTCTAAATGATAACATAATCTATGAATTGCTTGCTGTTTTTCTAAAGGCAATCTTTTATAAACACGTACAGAAGCTTCACGCTTCTGAATATTATTCTTATTAGTATTGTCTATATTAGTATTATCTTTCTTTACCTTTTGATAAAGCCCCCCTTTAACTTTTGATAAAGCCCCCTTTAAGTTTTGATTAAGGGGTTTCCTAATCCAAATTTGCCTTTTATATCCTTTTTCAAGTTCAACATAAACATATTCTTTTTTAGCTAATTGACTAATTAAGATACTCACTCTAGTTATACTTATATTAAGTATCTCTGAAAAATGTTTATTACTCGCCCAACAAAAACCTTCTTTATTTGAAAGCGCTGTTATTTCAGCATAAATTAATTTAGTAGTAGAACTTAATTCTTTGTCGTTTAAGATATTCCAAGGGATAACACAATAATAACTTTGACGATTTTTTTCTAATGATTTTACTTTTTTATATAAATCCCTTATTACATCTTCAGGATTACCTTCATATTTAATCCCATTGACAATTGTAATTAATTTTTTCATTTATAAATTCCTTTAAGATTAATAGTTAGACAATATATCTTCATTTTATCTCCCATAAGTGAAAACAATTAGAGTGTAAATTAACATATTCTTCTTTAGGTGGGAATAATAATGCTGCAGTGATTTCATTGGGTAAATACTTATATCTAATATTTTTAATCTCGTCCCAAGTTGGATACCTTGTCGGATGAGAAACACTTAAATGCCAAAAACCAGCGTCTTTTGAAACTATAATTCTTAATTGTTTTTCTTCAAATATTCCTTGTTTCATGTTACTTTGGGTTACAAATTAAATGATTTTCAAATACATATTTAATCATTTCATCTACATAACTATGGAAGTTTTTAGCTTTTAACTGACCACTTTTAAATGCTGGAGAATCGAACGGATTAACATTTAACGTTTTTAATCTTTTTATTTTTTCTTGTAATGTTGTTTTCATATAAAAATTCTTTTTTTATTACTTATTCTAAGTGAATTAAGGGGCTCTTGTGAGTTTAAACAAAAGCCCCAATAATTCTAAAAAGGTATATCTTCAGAAGATTCTACTTCTTCTGCTTTTACCTCTTTTTTAGGAGCTTTATCTTCAACTGTTCTATCAGTTTTAGAAACTTTTTTTGCTCCAAGCGTTCCATCAATATCAACATCGTCAATATTAAATCCCTTACAACTTTTAGTTCTCCAATTCGCACAACTCCAAAAAATACCCGTTTTATCTTTTCTTTCGATAATCTTCATTGTGTTACCACAATTAGGAGTAGGGCATTTAGGCGCAACTTGCTTTGTATCCATACTATATTTCTTCATCAATTCTTCCTGAGTTGGATAACCACTTGTTGCACTTGCACTTCCAGCTTTTCTTGGTTGAATGGTATCGCCTTTATCATAAAGTAATAATCCAAACTGCGAACCAAACGAAGCAAAACATCTTTTAAGAGCATCGGTGACACAACCCTTAATAGCCATTTCTTTACTCTCTGCTCCATAATATTGAGTACTTCCAATATCACTTCTGACTACTTTTTTACCTTCAATTTTAACTGTCAACTTAACAGGAATTGTGTAAAGTCCTGTTTTTTTACCTTTAGGAGTAACAGGTAAAATGACATGTTTCATTTTTTCCCAAATCGCTTCGTAACTCCAATTATCAATACCAAAGACATCATTAGCGTTTTGCTTTACCCACCAACCTTCTAAATAATCTAACATCATGCCCCTACCACCTTCTCTTTGTTTAATAGCGTTTTTTGGTAAAGGTTTTTTTAATGCTTTTTCAATAGTTTTAATTGTTTTATTTTTAACTTTTTTTGTTTTCTTAGACATGATTTCTCACCTCCCTTTCAAGAAAGTATTTATAAATTTACTAAAGTCTTCTTCTTTAATATTTTTTTGTTTAAATAATTTAATAAAATAATCAACAATTTTGTTTACTTTATTAACAACATACATAAATTCTTCATGAGTAGCGTTACTGTCTTGAATAGTTTTTACAACGATTTTATCTTTAGAAAAATAAGTAATTGAATCAAAATTATAAAGTAAATTTCCCAAGAACATTAATATAGAAGATTTATCACTAAAAAGAGGTTTAACTTTACTTTTTTCATTATCTTTTGTCTTAGCAAAAAAGCCTGATACTAGAAGTTTATTCATTAACTTATAACTTTTATCACTCCCTTGTTTATAGTGCTTAAAGTCACATTCTTTAAGAAATGATTTTAAAGTGTATTTATTTTTAGTTTTCCAACCAGGACACCATCCTTGATCTTTTTGAAGTATAAATAATTCTTCACTTGCCATTTTTTTGTCTAATAATTTAACTCTGCCTAATGGGAATAAACGACAAATTATCGGTCTTTGTTTATGAACAGAACATAACCACCTATCAACCTTAACCCCTCTTAAATCCTTACTTAAATCTTTATATATAGCTTCAGGGTTTTTACTATATTTTTCTAACAATTCTTTTTGTTTTGCTTTATCTTTAGTTTTTGTTTTTATAATATTAATTATTGAATTAAGGTGAATTGCAGGAGCAAGTAAAGGACATCTAGTCGTTTTAGAACCAATATCTTGAAAATTGATACTTAAAACTGGTAATCCAGACGAACCACCAAGATAAAGTTGAACAAATTTATCTTTGATAATTTCTTGAGTGGGAAGTTTTAAAGCATTTCTTAGTCTTACTAAGTCGTAAATATTTAACATTACATCGTTATTAAAACAACACCTACCACAACCAGTACATTTAAATTGGAATTTATCATTGGGTTTCAATACCTGCTCTTTACCGTCTTTTACACTCTTAGCGAATTGTTTTAATTCATTTAGTTTCATAATTTTCTTTATATCATATTATATAATATTTGCCTCAAGAAATCAACCAATTAACTCCATTTGCTGTGGAGGTAATAACCACTCATTTATTAAAGAAACTGCTAACTTTTTCACTTTTTTTATATCAATTTCTTTATCTTCTAAACGACCAAAAAAATGAGAACGATAACCACTTCCCGATACAGCGTAACCATGAAAATCAAAATGAGGGCAAATACTATCTTCAGAGAAGTATCTTGAATTATATTCAACTTTTACAACTCTTTTATCTTGAGTTGTAATTTCCCACTTTTTCTTCATTTTTAACTTTTTAAATAGACCATGAATTCATTGTAAATATCTAATAACTTATTAATTAATTTATCTTTTTCAATATCAGATAATTTACTTTTTTCAACACTCATTAATATTCCTCTTGTTTTTCTAAGATAAGCCTCATAATAACCAAATACAGCCGAAGGATCTTTATCTTTTAAAGCACCTGCTTTATAAATTTCATCAGTTAATCTAGTTGTTGTCCAACCATTATCATGTGCTTTATTAATCCAATCAAATCTTTCTTTAGTATCAAAATCGCTTTTACTCTTTTTAAATGAATCAGTATAAGAAGCAATAAAGTAATGAGTCCAACTTAAATCTAAATTTCTTTTATTTTCAGGAAAAGCTCTTGCTACTCGTCTATAATTTTCAATAGTTCTAATTGATTCTTTTATTTCATCAGCAAATTTAGTTAAACTACCATCACCATAAGTGATAGCAACTTTGTTAGCAATATCCCCTTTAAACCATTGATTTTTTAATTCAATTTCTTTAGTAATAAGCCAAAGACTAATAAATTCTTCCCATTTTTGAGCATTTTTAAGGTAGGCAGGGTCTAGAACAATCGCATTACTTGGTTTGTTTATTTTATTATCTGACATTTTTATCTCCTTATTTAATCTTTCTCATTTTTACTATTTTTTCTTGAACTTTCTTTTTGATATTTTTTACTCTAATTCTAGATAACTTCCCTTCTTCAATTCTCACCTTATCTAACGCACTAATAGCGAATTTCATAAAAGACATTAATCTAACTTTATCTAAAGTAATAGTATCTCCATTATTTTTATTAAGGAGAATAACAGTTTTATTTTTACGAAGTTCCCAACACCAATCTAATAATTCTCTTTTAAACCAAATATCTTTATCTTCTAAAGACATAGCTATTTCTCTTGACTCTGACATACTAATCCTCTTTACTTTTATACTTTAATCTTTTTTTTAATCTCTTTTTTCTTCTTTTACTTAAATTTCTTTTTTTCTTACTTTTTTTGCCCATTTGCTCCTTTGTCTTCACAAGCATGATTTTTACGACAATCTACACATACTTGAAGATAACATTTATCACACATAACTAATGCTGGTCTGTCAAAACATTTTTTACAAATAGGTAACTTTTTATTTTCTGGTCCCTCAAAGGGAATCGAACTCATTGACATTGGCATAATTTCTCCTTTCTTTTATTTTTTTTCTCCATAAATACATTGACCTTTTTGATCGCAATAAAAAGTACGCCATCTACCCTGAATAAGCATTACTTCTTCATGAACTCTTATTATAGGTAAAAAATAACGACAGACAAGTTTGAAATTTGTTGAAGACCCAGGACCTGTTTTATAGTGCATATAAAAGTAAGCATCATCATCTTCACAATCAGCATTTTCTTTGTCGAGTATATATTTACCAACAACTTGAGATAATTCCTTCTCGTTTTTAATAACCATTATATTTCTAAAAGGACTTTTAATCTTAGAAAAATCATATCTACCGATAAGAAATCCGAAGAAAAGTCCAACGAATAGTGATAATAGGGTTAATTTTGTTATAAGTTTATTCATACTTTAATTTTGAATCTAATTGATAATGTCCTTGATTTTTTCTTAAAAGCACCGTCAGGCATTTCATCTTCTGTTTTTAAGTGATTTTTAGCCTTAGTTGTATCTAAAGATACCTTAACCTTCTCAAACTCCTCTCCTAGAGCCTTTAAGACGGCTTCTGGGTCATTTATTTCTACCTTGTCCTGTAATTTACTTAAACTTACAGTAGCAATATCTGGTAAAGATAAAGTTCTACCATCTGATTTAGTTTTATCAACAATAGGATCGTCAATAATAGCTGATTCAATAGCTCCTTTTATCCTATTAATGCTTTCATATTGTTTTTCTATTTCTAAATCAACCCCTTGAGTAATTTGAGTTTTATATACTTTAAGTCGTTCTACTTTATTTTGGATAAATTTTAAAGCCCAAAGATATTTGCGATAAGCAATTAATCCTTCACCTGTTTTAATAGGTTTGATTTTATCTTGATCTAATTCAAGTTCTTTTTCTAAATCATTTAAATTATTCATACTTCTTTATATCCTTTTTCTAGTAAGAATTTATAATGTTCTTGATTAAATCTAACTCCCATTATTACCCATAAAATAGGCAATCCAATGTAAGTCCAGCAAATTAAAATACCTATTGCCATGTATAGAACTCCTTTTCCCCATATACTATGACCAAAATACCAAATAGGTCCTAATAGAAAAGCTCCCCAACTCCAACCACAAGTTTTAAGCTCTTGCTTTAATCCTGAAACAGGATGTTTTAATATTACTTTCATAATTTCTCCTTTTAAATGTTAATTAATAAAATTAATACCATATTCAGGCGAGGTAAAACAACCATCATCGTGCATTCTTTTAATGCGATTTTGAGCAATATCAACTGCATCTTCTAAAGATGTTCCTTTACCTATAAGGTCTTCTTTTTTATCTAAAGGATTATCTGCACAACCTGAGTAATAAACCTTAAAGGTTTTTCTATCTATATACATAACATCATTAGCACTCATATCATTCTTCCAAGAACTTTTCTAATAATTTTAACTACTTTGGAATTTAAAATCTCCTCTATTTGTATCATTTTAGCTATTTCTATTAATGTTGCGGTTGCTGGCTTTAATGGTTCAAAATCATGCCTAATCTGGTCAGCCCTTTCAAGATAGTCTTTTACTTTTTTATCAACACTCATTTTTTTGATCCTTTAAACATAACAACAACAGGTTCTCCATTCACACGTTTACTCATGTCATTAAGTAAATCGACTTTTTGTTCAGGAGTCCAAGGAGTATTTTTAGCATTTAAGTCATCTTTAATTTCTATACCAAATCTTTTTTTAGCCCAATCCACGAATTGTTTATCAGTAACTTTATTAAGAGATAAACTACTCCATTTACCCTTTGATTCTTGTGCCCTAATGAAGATATCGCCCAAATCTGCTTTTTTATATTTCATAACTAACACTTAACTTATTTATAATTATTATATAAGTTTTCTATTAGAAAATCAACGTATTTTTGATAATTCATAAAGATAGCCTAGACTAATTACGATTACTCGCAACGCTAGACTACCTATTTCAATTATCAATTTACCCCTTTATTACAGCTAACGGGGTTAATTCGACTGTAATATCTATTAAATCTTTTTGATTATCCATAACAGTCTGAATATTTTTGTAAGAACCTGGAGCCTCATCTAAATCTCCTTGATTTCTAACAGAATGAATTACATTTTTTAACTTTTTTTGCTCGTCTTTTAAATTAAGTTCTTGTTTAGCTTTACTACGACTCATTTTTCTACCAGCACCATGAGAACAAGATTTAAAACTATCTTCATTCCCCTTACCTTTAACAATGTATGATTTAGTTCCTTGAGAACCAGGAATAATACCAACAGTTTTTTTAGTTGCTAGAGTAGCCCCTTTTCTATGTACCCAAACATTTTTACCAAAATGATTTTCTAGTGAAGCATAATTATGAGCAATATTTATCATTGGTTCAAAATTAGGAGTAACACCCTCACACATATCATGTACTTCCCATGCAATAATGTCTTTTACTTTCTCCATCATTAATTCTCTATTAGCTAAAGCAAATTCAACACAATAATTCATATCATTAATATAATTTTGACCTTCCTCACTATCTATAGGTAAAAATGCTAATTCCCAACTTTTAGGTACAGACGAATTCCAATCTTCGTTCAATTTAACTGCTAATTTATTGTAATAATTAGCAACAGTAAAACCTAAATTTCTTGAACCAGAATGAATCATAATCCAAATATGACCATCATCACCCTTTTGAATTTCAATAAAATGATTGCCACCTCCAAGAGTTCCTAATTGAAATGTAGCTTTTTGGAATTCACTCCTAATAATTGATTGTTTATTTGAATATGTTTTTTCTGGATTAGGCATCAAGTCATTGTTTTGTTGTTCTTTATGTCTATTAAATCCAACAGGAACAATTTTTCTAATCTCTCCCATTATCTTCTTTAATCCTTCAACACTAATATCTGTTAATGAAGTTTTAACCGCACACATACCACAACCAATATCAACTCCTACTGCATTTGGGATTATTACTTTCTCTGTTGCTAAAACTCCACCAATAGGCATACCATATCCTTGATGTGAGTCAGGCATAATAGCAATATGTTTAAAAGCAAAAGGGAGATTGGCAAGATTTTTAGCTTGGTCAAAAGCTCCAGACTCCATATCTGTTAAATCTTTCATCCATATTTTAATTGGGAGTTTTTGACTACTTGTAACTTGCATAGATTTTGATTATATATTAAATAACTAATTCTTTCCAAAATGTTATTTTAAAGAAATATAAATTTATTAGACCTTTAAGTATTCTAAGTTTCCCATTTTTAAACTCCATATTTTTTACTCCAGTAGGATAACCACACCAAGCACAACTATAACCCTTATCTCCAAAAGTATTATGTTTTTTACATTCCCACATATTTAAATTATTAACGGAGCACATATAAGTCCTCTAATTATGAGTATTGCTGTAACTCCTGCGGCAAACATGAGTAACAACATTTCTGCCCACCAAGACATCTTTAACTCATATTTATACTTTTTCTCTATAATATCTTGAGCTATCCTGTTTTTTTGATACTTATAAATACCACCACACCTAACAACTTCACTCTGAAACTCATCCCATTCTTGGGCTGTATATCCTTTAGCTTTTTTTAGATTTATCATAATAGATTCCACCCAGCTTTAAAGATATAAAATAGACATTTAGCAATAAACCCTAGAAACCAAAGTGCAAAAATCATAAATAGGATTATCATTCCACACCCTAAATTCTTCTCCCAATTTTTTATTTCTTTAGTCATAAATCCTCCTAATATCTTGCAAAATTCTTTTTGGCATGCTTAACAGCACACTTCCTACCACATACTACTCTAATTCTTGAAGCTTTGTAATTGTAAGGGAATGGCGTGCCACACTCCTCACAAATTTTAGTTTTCTTTATTTTAGTTGTTGATGTCATATAGATTTATAATATTGATAAGTTACTACAAAAACTATAAAAGTGATTACTGGACTTTCAAATCCTTTTAACCAAGCAAAACCACTCGCAATAGAAATTAAGCTAATAAAAATAATTAACATATAAGATTCTTTCATACTTTCTCCTTTAATAAGTTATCTGTTAGTTTTTCAGCCTGATTTTGACATTCTTCAATCTTCTTTTTCATATAGAGTCCTTTAGTAACTTATTTTCTTTTAAATATATCAAGCACTTAGCTCTAGCGTTGGCTTCTGTTTTGGCTGTAATTTCAGTACGCCCATCATAAAGCGTTGGTTTTATATTCTCAAAGGTAAAATCTTGAATTTCTTCCCCACAATCAAGCTCCTCTATTGTTTTCTTAATCAAAATTCCTAACTCTGCTACTGTGAAGGCTGAGTAGGTTCTTGTTATACATTTTGTTAAACCTTTAGCTTGCCCCAAAACATATTCATATTTTTTAAGTCCAACCAAAGTCCAATAATATAAACTCTCCTGGTTAACCCCTAGCTTCTTTAGCTTTTTGGCTAACTTTAGTGAACAAACTTGGTCTTGTAGTTTCATTTACCCTCAGGCTTAGAGCCTAGTTTAGTTGATAGGTCTTGTAGTTTTTTGTTGACTTGATATTTAATCTCTTCCTCCATTTGACCTTCTTGACCATTAACCTTAAATGAAACCATCTTCATCCCCTCCACCATCTCTTTTATATCTTCCCTTTGGGTTTTTAGAGTTTCTTGGATGAAGGCTGTTATTGTTTTTAGCTGATACCCATATCTACAGCCACCTCCAGTATCAAAACATTTATCCCATTCTTCAATTAGTTCATCCCTCCAGTCTTTGTTAGGTTTCATAAGTTTTCTCCCTTAATATAATCGTCTTCTACATCTCTACAATCATAACAACAAGGAACACCTCCAACACTAGCCTCTTTATCAACAGTATTATCACAACCATG